CAAAGATTTCTTTGTGTTCTTCCCCATAACGAGCGTACTCATTACCAAATAAGGCGTTAAGCCCAGGAATGAGTTCTTTTATCTGTTGGGATCTAGAAATAGCAGCCATTGATTAAGCTCCTGTAGTTTGACGATAGAAATGAACACCTAACTGGTAGGTGACTAATGCTTCTACAAATGTACCATCAGGAAGCGCTGTGTCTTTTACTAAATCAACAATACGGAACGGAAGCGTTGCTGTCGTTGCCGCAGAAGCGAAGTTAGCTGATACCAAACTGTTGCCAGTTGAAGTGCTCATTGGTGTTGATGGTTGGTAGTAACCAATGTTTTTACCCACTGCGGCAACAGTAGCAGCACCAGAAGTATAGGCTGTACCTGCGTTAGTTAAAGTAATTTTCAACACTGCTTCTGGGTCTTCACAGATAAGTGCCATAGCATCAGATGCTACAGTGCCTGTTGGCCAGAATTGTTTGTTAACGAAGTATTTTAAATTAGGGTCTGTAAAGCTACAGCCTAAGAAGATACCTACAGGTTTAACAGTTGGGAAGGTACTTTGTGTCACGTTAGAGCCAGAAGCGTTTACGCGAATAATATAACCACCAGAAATACCCACTAAGTCGCCAAAACCGATGTTTTCTGCGTAACCAGAAGCGATTGGTAATTGGCGTACCGCGCCAGCGTAAACTTGACCACCGATCAAGTTAACTGGATTGAATCCTTGGATTCCTACAGCCATAATTTCCTCCAAATAAGGACGTTAGCGGTATTTTATCTACCGCTGCCAAAAGTTACTTTCGAGCTACGATCCGTGAATTTAGGCATTCTTGGGTCGCTTTCTCGCATTGCGTTGTGATCTACAGACTCAGTTTGTGCGCGTGTCATGTTGTTGTAGTAAGCGTTTCGTTGCTCTGCAATTTCAGCGGGCATTTTGCATAACATGAGTCCACCAATTTCAATGTTTTCGTTGCCAGAGCCTCCGGCTGAGCGAGTGTCAAAAGTCAAATCAATCTCAGGGTGGTCTTTCGCGGAGCATGGAACCCATCCTTCGCGTTTGTTAACGCTAACATTTTTATGGTCTGGATTATTCATGTACGAAGTACGAATCCATCTGAATACCCAACCTGGTTGAGGTGTTGGCTCTGGTAAATCATTAGCAGGCTTCCATACGGAGGCGATGCGTTCTGATTGTTGGCGGGTTTCTTGTTGTCTATTTCGTGGCTCAGTCATGGGATAATCCTTATTGTAATTTGGCGACTTGTCTTGCGTAGTCCTGTAAGGATACGCCCAAGCGTTTTGCGATGGCTACTTGCGTAGAGGAGAGCGTGACTTTTTTAGAGGGCGTCGATCTTGACGCTGGCGCTACAACGGTCCCGTTTCGCGTAGCCCCCTTAAATTTATCTGGAAAGACTTCTCGCATTCTCTTATCTATGTGCACATAGTAAGTATCAGACGTTGGGTCTACTCCTTGATTAACCAGATTTTCATGTACCGCATAGGCTAAATTGGTCATTTCTCTATCTTGGCCAAACCATGAATTTTTGGCTGCCCACGTTTCAGCCTTTTCGTCGCGTGGTCTTTCTACTGGTTGTTGGGGCGCAGTATAAGCAGGAACTTGGGTAGATTGCAAGTTTTGTTGTACTGGGCGATAATTTTTTAATTGCTCTGCTTCAGTCTGAACACGATAAAGTTCTCTTTGCGCTATAACAAGTGCTTCAGAATCGTTCTCTTCGTAGGCTCTTTTATACTGAGCTTCTGCAATAACTGTATCATAAACAAGCTTTTGCTGTGCTTGCTCGATTAACGCTTTTTCACCCCATGTTAGGGTCTCTTTTAGGCGATTATTCTCTTCTAAGACTGCTTTGGCATAATGCACTGCTTCAGCGCTTTGACGAGCAATCGCTTCTTTTGCGCGGCGTTCATCGTGGTATTTGCGGTTAACTTCGTTAATTCGCTTCTGTACTTTCGTAGAATACTGACTTAACTCGTCTTCAGTTACTTCTTCGGCATTTGCTAGCGGTTCTCTACCTCTATCTTCCTCTGGAGTATCGTCTTCGATTTCAATGTCAATATCACTGTCGTTATCTAATACTTCAACTTCTTCGTTTAAATGTTCCATAATTCCTCCTAGTAAGCTCTACCAAAACCTTCAACAGTGGTTGCTACACCATCTATTTGGTCGTCATAAACAATGCGAAACTCTTTACCCATTACCTTACCGCGTGTGCCTGAATAGGCCCGAGTAATCACAAAATCACCTACTTTGCACCAAGCTCCGTTTGGAAAACGCACTTTATCTTGATATGCGTCAGGACCAATTTTTACTACCATACCGATAGTTGATGCGACTTCTTCTTTCTGAAGCGCACTTGTTGGCTTAATAATCCCACCTGTTGTTTTTTCTTCAATCGTTGGTGTGATAATAAGGACTTTTGGACCCACTGGGTCAGGCAGCATCTCAATTAGTTTTTCTAACTGATCTTCTGTAGCTTCCTTGTCAATTGCGTCAATACTACTCATCGTCGTACTCCATTTGCTTTTTAGCGAGGCTTTTGTAGGTATTAAGCGCGAGTGTAAGCCCCGAAAGTACACCCACGATGTGCCGATATTCGGCGTAATCGTTAACTCCATTGCCAGTTGCCAGCGCATCTCTGCGGCTGGCGATCTGTTCGTTTAACTCTTTTGTGAACCAATCATCGAAGTTAAAAGCCTTCATTGAACCTGTCCACTAGGCTGTTGTTGCATGGCCTGTTGTTGCACTGCTTGCTGTTGTAGCGCGAGTTGTTGCTCTTGTTGTTGCTGTTGTAGCGCGAGTTGTTGCTCTTTAACCGCTTGAGCCATTTGCATCTGCTCCATAGCCTGCTCTGCACCCATTAAGTTAATAGCGTGTTTAGCAGCGAGTTCGTCGCCTTTAGCACTTGCGTTAAGTACCGCTACGCGCTCTTGCAAATCAATTTTCTTCTGCTCAATATCAAGTTTACCCTTAACTTCAAGCTCTTTAATTTCAAGCTCTTTCTGTTGCATTTGAATAACAGGGTCTTGCGCTTGTTGCTGAGCTTGCTGCTGACTAGCTTCGTTTTGGTCTTTCTTGAGTAGCATATCAGAGGCTTCAGCGAGTAATTTGCTGAGTTTAACTTCCATTTCTTCTGGAATTTCTTCCTCTGGTTTAGGTAGCTCAACGCCCATCATTTGCTCCATTTCTGACCGATATTGGAATGCCGCGTGTTCCATAACGTGAGCCTGAATAGCCGCTTGAATTTGCTGACCGTTTGTCATGTTTTGGAACGCTTGCGCCATTTTTGGGTCATTCAACAGGTTTGTGTGAATGGTCATGTGCGCCATGTGGTCTTGGTAAATAAAGGCTTTTACTTTAGTACCCTTCATCAAATTCATGTTTTCTGACACTGGGTCAATTGGCTTAGCTTCTTTACTTGCAGGGATAAGCGTCTCTACATTCTCAATACCCAGTGCTTCGAGCATTTGACGGTGCAAGTTAGCTAAGTCGTAAATCTGAGGTGTTTGCTGTGCTAATTGCACTGCTGCTTGATACTGCATAACACGTTGCGCCATTGTAGACGCATTAGGATTACTTGTTGGTACAATCTCTACGTTACCGTAGTCTTCAGCACGGCTGTGTGGTTTATCGTCTGTAAAGACAATATCGTACCCTTCATCACCTGACTCTTTGATAATATCTGCAAGGAGCTTTAACTCTTGGTCGAGGGCGTAGTACACACGGCTTTGCACCGCTGACATCACTTTCAGTGTGCGCTCTAAGATAGCGAGCGTTGTACCCACAGGCGTTTGCCCATTCATATCGGCTACTTTAAGGTCAGCTACTGACCCCATTCTGCGTCCTTCATCTACCACAGTTTGCAATAACTGATACAACACCACTGATGGCTCTTTATAGGGTAGTGGCAAAATATTGTCTTTTAGCGCACCTGATGGAATATCAACATCTTTAAATTCCCCTGGAGAAATTGGGGTATCATCCCCTAGGATTCGCATTCCGCGTGTTTTAAAGCCTGCTGGAAGATTTGATAGCGTACCTGCGTCAACCAATTGACGAATAATAGACGTCGCACTTTTAGCAAAACCACCAATAATTTGAATCAAACCAAACCCATAGAACCCATCAGCAGGGACGTAAGGGTAGTGAACATAGTATTGTTTTTTGGTTTTAAGTTCGTCATCTTCACGCCAGTTTCTTCGAATTCCTATGATTTCCATAGAAGTTTTCTCAATAGTCACTACGTAAGGAAGTGCAATTTCTGTCGGCTCACCCATCTCATCAAGGTCTTCAAACCCCTCTAAATCAAGGTCTACCATCATTTCAAGCAGTGTATGACGGTCATCGTAGAGAGCGCTGTAGCCGCCTTCTTTATCTTTTGCGTCATGAATTTTGTCTGAATACTTCGCTGGCTTCTCAATATCAATGTCTTTATAGAACCCAGACACCTGAAGTTTACGTAGCTCATTGTGGTTTTTACGCATTACATAGGTAACACGCGGACAGCTTGCTAAGTCGGACGTGCCATACGACACAACAAAATCTTCTGCTGGAATAAACACACTGGTTTGGCGTCCTAGTGTCGGGTCAAAATACACCTTCTTAAATGCCGACCCAATCAACGCTTGCGCCCAAAACGTACGTTCTTGCTCGTTTCTAAACTCAGGCATACGCTTCATAATCTGATAGTTCATATCAGCCGCTACGCGATCTGCCGCTTCACGTTTCTCTGCCGTCTGCTTACCAAAAATCTCCGTTGCAACTGGACCTGCCGCTGGTAGAGTCTCCGTAATCATCTCAGCTTGGAACCTCACAACCGCTTCAAGTAATAGTGGGTGGTTTACTCCACACGCACCAGGCCAAGGCTCCATGCGGTCATCGTACTTAAGACCAAGCAAATCTAACCCATCTTTATACGTATCTTCCCAGTCTTTACGTGAGTTTCTATCGTTATCGTAGTCATGCACGAGGTCGTTTGCTAGTGTGGAGAGATAGTCGTCGTCCAAATACTCCGCTAGGTTATCACCGAATTCTGGCGTTTCTTCAACGTCTACGTCCTCACTATAGGACAGACTAATTTCTTCACCTGTCTCTGGGTCTATGTCTTGAATCTCAATTTCAATCGGTTCTTGGTCTTCGTCGTCTAAGTTAAACGGTGACATGGGTTGTGATATTGCCATATTTAATGCCTCAATGTTGTTTAATAGTAAGGTCTACGTCTGCGCGAATAGTTTTGTTCTTCATATTCCTCATCACTCGAGGTTCTGACAAACCCGCCTTGTCTAAAGCGTAGCATGGCTTGACTCACGGTATCCACCAAATCGTCATGCTCACCAGAAGGAAAAGACGCTACATCGTCAATTAACTCGTCCGCCCAGCGTGTCTGTGGCGCCCATACAAACCCAGAGGCAAATATGTCCGCGATGCTGTTTATTCGAGATATTTTATCATTACCCTTGGTGGGTGTATATTCTTGCACAGGTATGCCCATGCGACGTAGCTCATATATAAGCGGAGCACCTGATGCTCTTTTCTCAATAATTACCCCGTCTGGGTTCCACTCTCTGTATGCCTCAATCGCCCACTGTTTAAGTTCTGGGAATTCTACACGTTTCTTCACTGCATCAAGCACAATAATATTCGGTCTTTTCTCACCGTCATCACCATCGTACTGAAACACACCCCACACCGTCAGCGCACTGTAGTCCGCCTTATTGTGTTTCTCAAACGCCGTATCCCACGACATAAGCACGTAGTCTATATTCTTAGGTGGGTCGTCTCTGTCCCACTCACGCCACCACTCTCGTTTGATTAACGCACCTTCTTCGGACGTTGGGTTCTGCTGGTATTGTGCCTGCCACTTCGCGTTTGGCAGCTCCGCCTTAACTGCATCAAGCGATTCAAGCGTCCAATACTCAGGCCATAGTGATTTGCCTGAAGGCAAAATAGCGGGAAACTCCACTACATCCCACAGGTCTGTACTATTGTTTTTAGCAGCCGAGTTAATAATCTGACCTGTCAAATCTCGCTTGTGCCATCGAGTGTTGTGGCTTACTAATCCGTTAGCAATAAAGTTTTCAGTGCGGTCAACTTCAACGTCAAAAACTTCTTCTTCACCCGCATATGTTATCGATGCTATTGCGTCTCTCGTAACCTGATAAGTATTCTGCAGCTTGTCTAAGTACATCAGACGTTTTTCCGTATCCAACGGCAAGATTGCAGTCGTTACACAGTAACCCTCTAACTTTTCCAGTATCGTGGCAGTGGTCAATACATAATTTACTACCCCAATGCGACCTGACATTTTTTCCTGGAAGTTCTCCACAAATAGCGCACTTACCGCCTTGGTTTTCAACCATACGCTTGTAATCTTCGATAGTAATCCCATATCGGCTTTTGATTCTGGCAGCGCGTCTAGATTCTGGTGTGCCTTTATATTTCCCTGTTTCCCAATTAGCTCTGTTGTTGTGTGTTTTACACAGATTGTTAGCGTATGCGGGTTCACTGCATCCATCGGCACCACATTGCTTATCTTTGTATTTACCGTGAAACCCAAGTTCTCTGTATGGAGCACCAGGGTTTTTTCGATGGTATGAGTCTTTTGCTTGGCATGGGCCACATTTCCCTGGTTTTGTCTTTGCTCTTGTTGATCTGCTGCATCCTTCAACGATACAAGTAAATCTCCCGTTTGTAACTGCTTCAGTCTTTTCCATACTAATACCCCGTTATTGTCTACAAGAAACGGATGTCTCTCATTTGCCCGGACAATTATACCAGATTGCGTTTGTATTTCATATACCGAATCAATACCACTTGACTGCCAGTTATTTATAACCGAAGTTGAAAACCCTTCATTTTCATAAGTGACTACTTTGTCTCCTGGTCTTATATCACGTAACAGTTTTTCGTACCCTTCTGCCATAAGCACTGGGGTATCTCCTGTCATACACATCACCAAAATAATAGACCCACCAGGTTGCAAACGCTGACGAGGACCTGACGTGTACCAGTCATAAACTTTATCGTAAATAGCAGGATTAAACTGCGCCGCTAGCGCCTCCGCCTCAGTATGAGGATCGTCAATAATTGCATAATCAGCACCACGACCAGCCAACGCTCCTCCAACCCCTGTCGCATAATATTCTCCGCCATGATTAGTGTTCCAGCGTCCAGCCGCTTTCGAGTCCTGTCTAAGCTCTACATCAGGAAATATCTCTCGATATTCCTCACTCCCTACAAGGTTTCTTACCTTACGACCAAAGCCCTCTGCAAGCTCTGACGTATTTGAAATCTGCATAATCTTTTTCTTGGGGTACTTACCCAGCAGCCATGCAGGTAAAAGATAGGAGGCAAACTCCGACTTGGTGTGACGCGGTGCTAAGTTAATAATCACACGTTTCCGCTCGCCGCTCGCAACAGACTCAAAAATCTTAGCCATTCGCTTGTGATGCGCCCCGTCTACGAAGTCTCCCCAGATAAATCTTACAAACGACATAAAGTCATTTTGCGCTTTTTCACGCAATTCTCTGCGTTTAAGCTCCTCAATCATTGCATTTAGACGGCGTTTTTCATCTGGCGTAGCCAGTTTCATAGCCAGTTTTATTGCATTTTCATCCATATTAGAGCCTAAACACTGCGGAATTCTGCATCAATAGTGGTCGGACTAGTGCGTCCAGAAATGCTTTTAATGAGTGAAGTTAGCTCAGATTCCAGCTCAATAGTCGTTTTTTGGTTAATATTAACCTCAATTTTGTCTGAAAATAGCCCCACTTCTGAGGATTTTGCAAGGAATTCTAGTGCTTTTAGGCTTATCTTCGGGTCTTCGTGTTCTGCATGTTCAAACAGC